CGTCAACCTGTTCAGGTGTCTCAATATCTGACCCGTCATAATCTTCATCAAGGTCGTCATACGAAACTTTGGCTAGGCAATGGGCGTACAAGTCGCCCGACCCTAGACGCTGGCCGATAACACACAGCAAACCACCTGGGTCTACACGGGCTTCAGCCACACCATCCCAGCGTTCCAACAGTTTGTCTCGTGAAGCTGACTCACGGGTGTTGTCGGGTGAGGCTACGTCATCAAAAAGGCATAGGTCGGCGCGGTGTCCAATGAATTCTGCTTCGATACCGTAGGCGCGTACGGTTGGTTCTTTGTTGTCCAGCCCGTTGCCACCGATTTGTTCCACAACAAACTCGTCTGCCCTCCATAACGCTCCTTTATCTGTAGGTCTGAATCTGCCGTAGTCAATACTGAGGCAACCCAAAGCATCCTGTGCTAGTCCTTTCTTGACAAGCATCGGGTCGGGGAGCATAGGCATGGGGCGTTCAAGTGTTTCACGGATACGGCGGGAGTACAGCTTTGCCATGTTTTGAGATACGGAACCAATCATTATTCGGATGTCTCGTTTACGACAGATAGCCCACACAGCAACATCATGGAACAGGGTGGACTTACCGGCACCAGGGGGTACGTTGATTACTACGAATTCTTTTTCTTCTGATTCGAGCCATTCAACAATTTTTAGGGCCGCATCCACCTGCCAAGGTGAAGGTACACGACCAAGGTAATACTCACGGAAAAACCCGAAGTCATCTAACCCTCGTAGGGCTTCTTCACATAACTGGTCATGCGGGATGGCCGATGGTAAGTCGATGGCTTCCATGAAAGCGTTGTATGAGTCGTTTTGTACGCCACCGCCACGGGCGGTTGACTTGTTACCTTTAAGGGTTTCAAGGTCATGGGATGCTTGTAGGGCTTTGGCTTTGGATAGCCATTTGGAACCTGTGTTGATGTGGATACCAGCAACACGGGAAGCATCTCCGATGGTTTTACCGGAGGAGATTGCAGCAAAGAATTTAGCTTTGTCTGCTGGAGAGACAACTCGTTTAGTACCCATCGGGTTTTACACTACCATTTGACTTTGTTTGCCCAATATGCGGCAGACATTTTACCTTTAGCAATGTTAGAAGCATGACGTGCTTTGAACGCTTCATTACGTTTAGAACCGTCAGGTGAACCTTTAACCCCTTGCTGTCCGAATCGTATTGTTTTTACTTGGTCGCCTACTTTGGCTACAACCACGTGTGATTTGGTGGGGTGGCTAGGGGTGGCTTTGGGTTTGTTGTACCCAGTGACACCTGCTCGTTTCAGTCGAGAATCTTCCGGCATTACTTCTTCTTAGTTCTAGAAGCAGCCATGTTGTCGACAAGGTTCGGGTAAGGCCGACCAGCTTTAGCAGCTCTCGCCTTTGCCGATGCTTTTTGAGAAGACGTTAAGGAGTTGATTTCTTTTTAGGGTTTTCTTTTTCCCAAACAGATTTTTGTTTCATGCGGAAACACTAACACCACATGCTATGCTGTTGTCAACTTCACAAGACCTCCCCGCTGGGATAGCGGCAAGGCAGGCATGGCCGTACACCCCTTGCGAGGTGCGGGGCATTTCACACCAGGGAACTGGGGTAGATGAATCCTGCAATCAAGAACATCTGAAAAAGATGGTTGTTCCCCTATTGTGTCAGAGATTCAAGCAGCGTAATAAACGTCATATTATTAAAATTCCGGTGTCGGCTAAAACAAATTTGGCTACGGCGACCGTGGTATCAGTTTGGTATCTAAACCGTGGGGGAAGCTAAATACACTCCTGACATTCCGCTGGCGCGGCTAACGCCCTCGCCTACGGCATCGGTTGTTTGCAGTGAAAGGGAGTGCATTTGGTGGACAGGTCACACCAAGCAGTTTTGAGCATAAAAACTGCGGCAGACGATTTGACTTCAAATTGTCGCCCCGTTCCTTCGCCATAGAAATTTATGGTCTTCAGAATGAGCCTCCGGCCCCGCCAAGTGTTCCACACAATCGACCACACACAGCAACAACGTAACCACCCAAAGTGACACACACCAAAAGAGTGAATCCCGACAAAAGAGATAATACATATATACGCCCCCCCGTAGCCTCGGCAGACCCCCCGTTGGGTTACTTGCAGGGTGCAACTACCTACTGGTAGGTAGGCTGCGTATGGTGTCGGCCTTGCGTGTACGTACTAGTGTGGGCGGGGGGGTCGGAATGTTTCACGTGAAACAATGAGAACGATTCCCACTAGCAAGTAGTCGATGGTTACTAGCGCGGCCATGTCGGCCTTGCTCACGTGCTAACAAAAGCAAGCACAGTGCTAACAGTAACTAGCGGCTCCCGCTACCTATGGTGGTCAGTGGTTACTATCTATGGTCAATGGGGGTGGTGGTGAATTGGGGGTTAGTGGTCGGTGGTTACTGAGATTATTTTCAGATTATTTTGTGAGCCTTGTGGGGTAAGGGTTTGCGGGGTGGGTGGTGGTGGTCAATGGTTGAACAGTGGCACATATGCCTATATAGTTCATGTATCGGAATTATTCCGAACTACTTAGAAAGGGTAGAGATATGGAAACAAAGAGAAAGATTAGATTCGTCATAAGAACGGAACGCCAACACGATAATTTTCATTACGCGTATCTAGTATGCGAAAATAAAGTTATTGCGCGGGCGTCAGGCCGTACGCCAGAGTCCGCCATTGAAAGCTTGAACGGGCATTCAATCGCCGTTAGTGACATGATGACACTAGGCGCGGGGGTCAAGTGATGAGTAAGTGGGAGAGAGAGCCGCAAGCGTTCACGTGTGACTATTGCGGCGGGGATAAGGCCACGAATATGACCGACATGGGCGACATAGTTTGCGACCCGTGTCTAATCGGGCGGCCTATCTATGAGTATCCGAGCGCGGCACAATCGCCGTGGGGTCACTAATGTTCGACGTGATATGCAGGAATTGCGGCGAGCCGTGGGAGAATGACACGCTCCATGAGGTAGCCGAAGAATTAGGGACAACATACGCGGCAATGGCTCGCGCGTTCTCGAATAAGGGTTGCGGCGCGTTCAGTGGTTCAAGCTATGCGGCGGCTCCATGCGCCGCCGATAGTAAGGCCGCGGCGCGGGGAATGTTGGCAGACTTACTAGGTGAAGATATGGATGGATATGCGGCCATGCTCGATGACGCGGAATATATGCGCCTAATCTAAACGGGTCGCGGGGTGGTATGGCCACTATCGCGGGGTTCGATTCCCCGCCCGCGTACTATGGCCACTACGGCCAGAACATAGAGAAAAGGAAAATACACTATGACGACAATATCCACCACCTACCCCGCGAGCGTATCGGAGCTATCCGACATTGTTGCGGCTTACTATGATTCGCACGGCGCGAACCCCCCCGCACGGCTCGCCTATGATGCCATTGCCCGCGCGTTAGGCGTTGCCGATACGTGTACTGGCAACAGTGACACGGCCGCCGATAGCGTCACCCATACCCCTAAGTCGGGGCTATCGGTGGCGTTCTATTCCGTGAACCCGACCCACAGAACGGAAACAGACATGCCGCTAGATGCGTATTACGTGGCCACGTGGAAAGGTTCCACCTACCGTGGCCATGTCGTACTGTCCCGCCGTGGATATCACGCCGACACGCCGCATGGGTTCCTCTGTTGGGATAGGTCGTCATATACCGCCGTTCTTCCTGATGGATGCCGCAAGCTACTAGCGGAATTAGTGACTAACGCGGTCATTGAATCGGGCGTAGATATGGGTTATCTATGCAAGGAATGGCAAGATTCCGCCATCTACTATGAACTAAGTTCACAGATTCACGCCGCGAAAATGGCGCTCGATGGTGCCGCCCGTATAGAGAATCGTGGCCGCTAATGGATAACGGGGTCAGATACATGATTCATAAGATAGGCACGCCGCGCCTACAACGAACGACAACGGGCGGGATAGCTCCCGCGGGCGAATGGTGGAACGGTAGCGCGTGGGGGGCCATTGACGGGGCCGAGCCTATTGTGCGCCTCAATGGTTCCGTGCTACCCGCCGGCGGCGAATGGATAGAGATATATACGGCGGTCACAGAATGACGCGCCGATACTCTCCGAATCACCCCGCGGTCAAGTCATCGCCGCACGTGATGACCCCGCAACAGTGGTCACGCCTATATAGGTGGCCGCTGGCCGCTATCGGTGGCGGGTTCACGCTTGCGATGTTGGGGTGGTTCATGCCGCCTATCGCGCTATATGGCTTGCCCGTGTCGTTCCTATGGTGCCTCCCACCCACCGGAATCTGTCTTGCGGGGTTCGCCCGTTGTCAGGCTATCTATGAAATAGAAAAGAGTTTCGACAAGTAACCCCAACAGGGTAGGCGGTATGGCCGCGGCGCACGTTCGATTCGTGCCTACCCACAATGCCCGCCACAATGGTAGGCAGATAACAACCATAGAGAAAAGGAAACACTATGAAAATTACACTTACTACCGCGCAAGCGGTAGCACTGGCGAAAGGTATCGCACCCGCGATATCTACCGATACAGGGAAACCTAACTTACATTCCATTCAAGTAACTACTACGGGCGAGTATGCCACGTTCACTGCCACGGATGGATACCGTTTGCATCGCATTACCGTGCCGCAGACAGACATTGACACTATCCCTACATTTCAAGTAGGCGGGGTCGAGCTAGTAGGGGCGTTACTTATCGCCGCTAAGGCCACGGGGAAAGGTATCAACACTGTCGAATTGTTATTCGAGCATGACGGGAAAGTAATTGTTACTGGCACGGGCGTGTCATCGAATGTCCCCGTTATGAACGTAGACTTTCCCGCTTGCGCGTCAATACTTGACATGGGTGGCGAGACAGAATCGGGCGCGTGCTATGACACGGTATATCTAGCGGAAATTGTGACGGCCGCGGGTCATATTAGTGGCAAGGCTAAGAATAATTCCTACGGGAACGAGCAGCTAGTCAAGATAGAGAATATCCACCCCCAAAAACCTATGCACGTTACCGCGCAAAGTACCGCCACCGGAATGCAATTCCACGGGGTGCTGATGCCACGACGCCCGCGCTAACGCGCCACGCGGGGTCAATGGTGGCCTTGTCACGTTCGATTCGTGACCCGCGTACCGCGCCTACGGGCGTGACTATTACCACTAGAAAGGGTAACTACCAATGAAAACCAAGATACTAATAACTATCGAACACCCCGATGATAGGTCGGCCGATGGCCTTATCACTTATCATTTCAACCCGATGTTGAATGACATGAACCATGACTTAGGCGAGGGATACTCTGTCACGCTTGAACGCCTAACGGAAAAGTTGGGAGCTTACTAATGAATTATCAGGAGCTAAGGGACTACGCATTGCAGTGTTCACTTGAACACCACCTATGCAATGTCGAAGAATTACTAGACGACGGGGAGACAGTGGGTACCATACTCACCCTTGTGGAAATTGCCTCACCATCGGTGGTCGTATGGGAAACGTACGAGTTCCACGAAACGCCGTCACTTGTGGAGGCCATTGAAGATATGCGCGGCGTGAATCTTCACGAGTTCATGTACGTATTGGGTGCAGTGAATGGCGATGAATGGTCAGCTACGTTCAAGGGAGCAGAATAATGGGTTACTCATGCAGACAAGATGCCGACGTGACCTATCGGTCGTGGCTTGACATATGCAAAGAAACAACGGGAATGGGCAACGTGTACGCCACTGGCGGAACGGAATACATGCTCGAACTAGGCCGCGAAAAGCGTGATGGTGCGATGACAGGGACAGTGTGCCGCCTAGAAGGTGACGGGGAGCAGCTACTTGCCTACCCTTGCGGGTCGTTCCGTATCGAGCCTGATGGCACGGTCAAGCGTTACCCCACTGGCCTGAAGAAACTACTCACCGGAGTTACAGCATGAACGTAATAGTCACAGCAGAAGTAACCTACGAACTAACCAACGTAGAAAACTTCGATGAAGTAATAAGCATATTTCAGACATGCGTAATGTCGGTAAGGAATATGGAGGGAGTATCCTATATCGGAACTAAGCAGCTATTCGCCACCGAGATGACAGATGAGGGAACCTTCATGGAATCGCCACAGATATGGGAAATGGAGGAAGTACAATGAGATACGTAATCAACACTACCGATGGCACCATTACTGATGCCGCTGACACGTTCATACTCGACACGAGCCTGATGGATAACACCACCTACGCCACGTTCCTAGAGATAGATGACGAACACGAGCTAATTGACATGGCCAAGAAACTTGGCGTACCCATTGCGGGAATCTCTGATTCATTCCTAGAAAATACCGGAGCCACAGTATGAGCAATAAAACAACAAAGTGTTTTCATTGTGGGCGCACAATTACCTCAACCCCTACGGGGTGGGCAGATATGCAGGCCACAGGCGACGACAAAATATGGAAATATGTTTGCGATGAAAACGACACTTTTCCATCAGACCACGAAACAGAAGGAACAGAATGAACCACGTAATAAAGAAACTTTATGAGCTGACAATGTTCCGCGATGGCGATACCATCGGCACGTTCATGTTCAGCACCACCCACGGTACCGACACTAGCGACCCGATAGCGTTCTGTGAACGTTTCCTAGTAGGCGTGGCCAGTGACCTAGCAGAACTATGTGAGATTACTCCCGCGGTGCTACGCGATGGTGAGATAGCAGAGTCACACGTCGCTCATCTTGTGGCCTGTTGGCCGCCACTTGTCTAGGCCGCTGACGTGGCTAGTAGCAGAAGATATCTACAAGGATGTCTCGAAATGGTGGCGGCACCGACGTATCGAACACTCGGTATCGCCATACATTCCACCCACCCACGTTGAACAATGGGTTATTGCTGACGTGTCAGAGCTGACCGGAATCGCTGTGCGATACTGGCGCGGTACTGACCGCGACCACTGGCACAAAGAACATACCTTCGCGGCAGTGTTCCCTAGTGAACGTGTCGCCCGCATCTATCAGCAGCAATTCATGGTTTACGACTACTACCCACGTTCCAGGCCACTGATTATTCCGGTCTGATAATCTCATATCCGTAGCCCCTATCTCCCGCTGACCCCTTCCGGCGGTTGAGATAGGGGTTACTTATGTATTATCCCTAGTTTCCAATTCGGGTCGTACAACCAGCGTTCATGCGGGGTTAGTCCACCCCACAGACCATACCGCCAGCGTTCATCCTGTTCACAGCGCATAGCGAAGTCGAGACAGTCTGCTTTCACCGGACAGTGCCGGCAGATAGTCCGCCCATACAAGTAGTGGTCTGTCTTCTTATCTGTTGCTTCGTTCTCCGGAAAGAAATAGTTTGTTGGCTTATCAAGACAGGCCGCTTCTTCGTGCCAGCTACTATTATTTCCTGCCACGTTTGGCCTTTGGTTTCGTTGGTTTCATGCCGCGCTTGGCGGCAGTTGTTTTGTTTTGATGGCATACACACGGGCAGCTGTCGTGAATGTCTTGCGTGTATTCCCTGATGGCGCGTTCACCGGTGCCGCAGTGCGTACAGAACGGGTCGGCACGTGTGAATTGCCAGGGTTCAGACTCCGTAGTCATTACGCCATTGCGATGGTGAATGATTATCTTCGACCATTAGGCGATGCTCCGGAGCTGGATATAGGCGAATGATGTGGATACATACGTCATCGCCGTTCTCGTACATGTCTTCTTCTTCGGCGGCCGACATTGGGGTGCCGTCGTGAATCTCACAGACTGGTGGGCCGCACCAGTTTTGTTGTATTCCGAAGGCTACCCACTCGTCGAACGTTGGGTTAGAACGGTTCTTCATCTGACAATGCTGATGTTGATGCTGGCATTGCCTTGCCGACTGTACCGACACGTGCCATTGTCTGATTCGTTTGGTCTTTAACCCATGCATTCCAACGGCATGATGCACCCACTTCATCTGCGATGAGTGAGGTGAACTTGCCTTGCGTACCATCTTTCTTGGTGTACTCATCTGTTTCCATGCGGCCAATGATGACTACGTTGTCGCCTTTGGTAAGGCTGTTCGCTACGTTCTCTGCGAGCTGACCGAAGACTTTTACTTCGAACCAAGTTGTTTTTTTCTTGTCGTCTTTGCCGGATGTTGTGGCTACGGAGAATTCAACAACAGCCATTTGACTGCCGGTGTATCGTAGGTCGGGTTCTTTGCCAAGTTTTCCGTGGATAGTGATTGTGTTACTGGCCATTGTGTTCCCCTTCCGAGGGTTGTAGTGGTTTGGGTTGGTTCGCAGCCTTTAGACAACGGTGTTGTGGTGGGGTTGAGAGGGTTATGTAGGTGGTCACAGATACTTTGCATCGTGGGCAGTGCCAGTGTTGTTTCAGTGAGATGCCCTTCATTGGGTTCATAGTATAGACAGATTCAAGGGTTGTCAACAGTATCTTTTCCACCGTTTAACTTTCGGGTGGGTTGAGCGACAGATGAATTGTTGTAAGTTCATGCAGTTTTGGGACTTGATTACAGCCCACCCGTACGGGCCAACTGGATGGACAAACTCACCATCGGGTTCAGTGTGTCCGAGCCAGGCGATGCGGTCTACAACCCGTGCTTGTTCTAGTGGGGTGTAACGGTCTGCATTGGAGCTGTTACTGAACCGCTGCCATGTGCCTTTCGCTATTCCGTAGCCGGAGGTGTAGTTACGGGTGCTGGTATGCCAACGCGAATCTGTCTCGCATTGGGCAAGCCTCTTGTAAAACCGCCACGGCATGACAAGTTCATCTCCGTAGCTTTTGGCTTGGGTTGTTGTTGGTATTGCAAGTGTCGCCACTATCGCAATGATGGGTATGATTTTTCGCATGGTGCCTCCTTGTTGGTTGGCTGCGTTCCCGTTTCTCTACGCAAACGAAGTCTATCAGTCAGTCGTAAAGTTCTGACGTTTGTAAATCTTGTACGTGATGGGGAAACAAGAGGAATCCTCTTGCGGGGTTGTCTGATTGTGGGGCGAAGTCTCTTTTTTCGAGGCGGTCATAGTTGTGGCGAAGATAGTTCTTCAAGCGTTGTACAGATACGAGTACGTATGAGTCCGGCGCGAACCGATATGCCCACCATTGTGCGGTGGTCACGTTGATTCCAGAGTCCTTCCATTCGCCTTGTGCGGGCTTCTGCTGTGTCTCCACAGCCATCCTGCCATTGCGGTACCTGTCTGCTTTTACTTCTACTGTGCCTGCGTTTAACGCACGAAAGAAATCAATAAGATTCTGCTCCCCTTCATGGCCATAGGCAAGGTCAGTTTTGAAATCAAACTTAGGGTTGTACCCTTTTATCTCCATTTCACCTGCCATATTTATCTCCAGCGAATAGGCCGCAAATAAATACCGCAGTGACCATGATTACAAGTGTAAAAAAATCAGTCATCTTGCCAGCTCCCTTGATAGGCGTTCAACTTCGGTATAAAGTTCATGCACTTTAAGTTTGAGTGCGTCACGTTCTGCTTGGACCTTGGCGAAGTCTTGCTCTGCGAACACAATCTCTTTATCTCGAAGCCATGCGTACGCATCATCCTGGTGTATGTACTCACTCATTACTGGTGCGCTTCTTTCTCTAATCGTGATACTTCCGAAGACAAGTGTTTAATTCTTGTTTCTAACTGGTACACGTAGTTGTATGCGTCGTTGAGAACAGTGTTCAACCTGCCCGCTTCAGTTGTTGATGCGAAGTATCCAAGTTCTGCCTGGACAGAACCAAGTGTTGGGATTGCGTCAAAGTCCATTAAAAATCTATCTCCCCTGAAAAATCACTAAAAGGATTGACGTGTTTCCACATTTCAACAGCTGCCATTAAACAACCGTCAGGTGTTGGGGCTTGCTTGTCGTAATTGTTGCGGCCATCCGAACAGAAACGTACTTCCGACAACAACAACGCCAATTTGGTTACTTCAACTAGGGAGTTAATGTATTCATCCGGCACGGATGTTGAATCTGCCCTGTAAAAGTTCTCGGCGGTGAAATTAAATATCATGCTGCGTACTCCTCATCAAAACAACCACGGTAAAAGTCAGACCCAAACACTTCAGTCGGGTGATAGCCAAGCTTCGTACACCAAAAGTCAGCATCGTAAACGTTCACACCATTGTCACGCCAACGGTCAATCTGTCGATAGTCAAACTCTCGAAGTCTTCCGGCTCTTTCAATAACGTTAATCAACGGCTCACCATCGAGCAATACTTTTGGTGGTGCCAGCTTCTTGTATTTCTTTTTATTAGCAGCATTAGCGGCCTTACAGATGTCGCATCTGCATTTCATGCGGCGATACATGGACAAGCCATGTTCAGTCGGTAGTGGATATCTCATTAGTTTCCCTTGTTGTTTGTAGGTACACGTCTATGGCGGTTCGTTCCCGTTCAGAGATGGGGCCGAGCCTGTCAAAGTCGCTGGCGTTATAGATGCGGTTCATTAAACATTCGAATAGTTCTTTGCCGATGCTTATTAGTTCGGACTGTGATGGTCCGAGACATTCAAAGCAGAAGCACGAATCAGGATGTTGGACATCGCTCATTTCTTTTTCCTTCCTCTTTCGATTTGGATAACAATTCCTCCGAAGACTCCAAGACTCATACCGAATAGGCAGTAGGCAAGGTCACGCCATTCTTGACCGAGATGAATAACTACTTCAGCCAACATGTCAGTACCCCGCTTGCTTCAATAGACGCGCCACATCAGCGAATCGCATCACTGCGTATTGTTCTTCGCCGGTGCCATGACCTTGGCGTTTCACAACCAGAACCCCGTAGTCGGCGTTGGCGTTGACCCGTTCTGTTTCTGTTTCCTGTAGCCAGGCTGACAGTTCATGTCGTTTAGCTGCTTTACATTCAAACACTAACGGCCCGCATCCTGTCACGTCACCTTTGTCTAGGTTGCCGTGCAATGCACGACGCTCCGCATAGGGGAACCCAACAGTTTGTAGATACCTGACGATGAGTGTCTCGAACGATGTTCCTTTTTGTTTACCAGGTGACATTCTCATGTGCCTTTCTAATCAAGTCACGTAGCAGACCTGACCGTGATTGGTTGCATAGTTTTGCAAGGTTGTCTAGCTCGGCTGTTTGTTTTGCTGACAGTCGAACCCCAATGAATACCGTTCCGGCTTCGTTGTTGGTTGTGTCAATGGTTCGTTTCGCTGACATCATTCCTCCGTTTCGGCTGGTGCTGGCTTGGCTGTTGCTTCTTTGAAAGCGATACGCAATGCGGCAAGGTCTGATTGTTTACCTGCTCCGAACTTGACTTTGGCTGTTTTGTATACACCGATGGGTGATAGTTCTGCTTTGCCACAGGCTGCATTGAACGCTTCGATTTGTTCCTGTGTGAGTGGTGCGTCAGCATCTACTGGTTCTGCTGCGGGCTGGCTTGGGGCTGCTCGTTGTCCGGTGTTGCGGGCTGGTGTGACGCTCGATGGTTTGCCACCAAGGTCTTCCCATTCTTGCTTTGTCCACAATGACAGGCAGATACCGAAGCGCATTGCTGCGTTACGTAGGAAGTCACCGACAAGTTCTTTGTCAAGTTCTTGTTTGTCTGCGCGTACTGAACCGACACCAAGGCGGGCTTGTCCGAGGATTGTCAGCTCGCCCCACATGGTTGCCATGCCGTTCTCAACGTGGATTGCTGGTCGGCCATTGTCCCATGCGATAGGTACCCAACGCCATGTCTCGTCGATTTCGAGAAGGATGCGGGTGATATCCGCGTGGCCGACAAAATCCAAGGAAGTTCCGCCCTTGGGTAGTTTGCCTACAATCTTCGGGTCTGGTACCGCATACTTTGTAAGTATGTTTGCCAGTGGGTTGACTGGTGGGTT